AACTATACTACCCTCTTCAGGCATTCCCCTAATACAACCTCTTAATGATCCATAAGCTGAAGGCAGACGTACAAATTGAGCATTGCCATTGTTTTCTAACCAAGCTAAATCAACATAGCCGGTTTCATAATCCACTCTTGTTACAACACCCAATCTAACAAATTTAGTTCGCTCAACCTGTTTTCCTCTATATGGACTTTCACCTTTATGTAAAGGTTTTATAGGTTCATTCATTCTGAAACCTCTGGAACCATTTTCTGTGCTTTTGTTGCTGCATCTGTTTTTCCACCATAACTTATCATTTTTCCAGTTGTAGAATCTAAAGTGTACATAACATTATTTGGGTCGATTTCTAATTGCATATTTTGAGGACTCATTTTTAACGATTTGTTAGCAGCAGTATCTACTTCTTGTGTATCTCTAGAGTCTTCTATTGTACCTGTTGCTGTATAAGTTTTGCCATAACCATAACTTATATAGGGAGGCAATCCTACTTGACCTATTACTTCATAACCTTGTATATCAGTCAATTGGAATTCATTTTCGTTACCTGGTTCAGCAACAGAATTAGTAAATACTTGCCAAGTGCCTAATTTATCAGATTGAACTTTTGACAAATCTACAGCAAAAGAAGGTTCGACTATTTCTACATGTTCTTTCGCTCTTGGAGTACAAATAGAAGGCATTGAAACTTGCTTAACAAAATTATTTGTTTCATTAGGCTCTGCAATAGAATCACCAAGCATAACTATTTGTTCATCATTTACCTCCCCAACATTTCTAAAAATAGAATTTTTTATGCCTTTTTGTGCTCTTTCAGCAACCAAAGTCAAAGTAGTAGTAAAAGTTCCACCGAAAGAAAATCTGTTTTCAATACCTTTTACATAATAAAAAGCATCTCTAGAAGGGATAAAAACAGGATACCCAAGTTTCAACTCAGGTCTACCCATAATAGTAACTGAACCTTGTCTAATTAAAGCATTTTGACGTATAAGTTCAGCTCTACCCCAGAACCTACATTGTGATGAACTATGTAACCAAGGCATAGATCTTTGAACGGGTCTTTCACCAAATTGTAAAGCAAGTATTGGATCTGATGCAATACCATTAACTATTTGGCTATCTGAAGCCACATCAGCCAATGCTCCCGAAACATCTACTCTAGTAATTACTTCTGATTCACTTTGAACAAAATTCCAATTTACAATATCTATATCATGAATAATTGAATTAGTATTTTTACTAACATCCAAATTATAAAAAGGTAATTTAAAAACCAATTCTCCATTAACGTCCATAAAAAATTCATAATGAATTGCTTCTTTCAATTCATTAGCAATTTCAAGTTGACTCTTTAAGTCACTTTTTGCAATATTAGGAGCATTAGGAAAAGACTGATACACAACTGTTGCAGGTCCTAAAGTATGTCTTATAGTTTCAGCATCAGCTAATTGAGAAGCTGGTAATGTAATTAACTGAGTCATATCTATATCTAGATAATTTCTGCCATTACTATTTGTAAAATTCTTCAACCCATATATTTTTAATCTAGTACCTATATAATTAAGTCTTTCATTCCAATATTTCATTATCTCAGACAATTCAGCACTAGATCTTAGATTGCCATCTATTTGTACTGAATTGTAATTGTAACTTAGATAATCATTTATAGGGACCATTTGTAACATAGATACTTGTGATATTTGGCTCATAATTTCTGGTATTGTAAGACCCGAAAAAATATTACTAGTAATTGATAAGTACCGTCCTCCCACATTTATTATATTGCCCTTAAGAAATTTTGCAATGTCTTGATCTTCCATACCTATATTTCTTAAATAACCTGAAATAGACTCTACAGATCCCATAATTGAAGGATTTAACACTGTATTTGTAATTTGCCACCAACGTAAAATGTCAGCACATGACACTGTAATAGTATGCATACCCTCATTATAGTTTTCTGTTAGTGCTGTTACTACACCCCAGAAAGCTCTATAATAAGGATAGTTTTTTTCTGCATCAATTGTTTTTAAAAATCTCCCTCTAAAGTAAATTTCTATTTCAGACATTATTTTTAAATTTGAATATTTAGATAAACCAGATGACAATGTTTTGAACTTACCACCTTTGTGCTCCGGGTATGAAATGGTAAAACTAGCTGTTCCCGGAACAGAATCAATACTTAAACTTGTGTTTATTTCAGTTATATCTTGTCTAACATCAAACTTATCACCATTAGAGTCAGACAACAAATTAGAACCATTTATAAAAACTAGAGCATCTGGTGAAAGTTGAACAGTTTCCGGTTGTCTGTAAATATTATTCAATTGATTCTGAGTGCTCATTGAGCAATTATCCTTCTTAATATAAATTCTTCATTGATTTGTCCTACATTGAAAGTTTTTGTAACTTTATATTCGAAAGTAAAATCAAGATTAAAAGGCATTACCTCGTTTTCAGCAACAGAAAAATTAGTAAAATGACCCTCATAAATAAACCCATTATAATTTAAAATGACACGCCCAACAGAATTTATTAAACAAGGATTTATAGAACTATTAGGTTTTGTATTTCTATTTGTTCCATTATTTCTATAAATCGCAATAAGTTTCTCAAGATTTTCATAACCTAATGTCTTTGTCCTTTCAAATCTTGTCAAACCCTTTTCGTCAGAAAAAAACATAGCCGTTTTCCCTGTAGCAATTAACATATCTAACTCATCATGATGAACTTGAAAAATATAAGGAGGATTGTTACCTGTCCATCTTATTCTTTGCTCAGAAACTCTTGCTGTATATTTTGTTTCTAATGTTGTTGGATTTATAAGCAAAATCAGAGGAGGAGGAGGGTTTTCAATATTCAATTCGAAAACCATAGGCTTTATATTACTTCTTTTTACTGTTGTTTTATTATATATAGCCATTTTGTGTCACTGTCAGTTGTCCCAAAATTCTGATTACTTTAAATGTAAAAGAATATTCAAGACTAAAAGGCTGGGATGCATCTTCTGTGTAAGTAAAGTTTTCAAAATAGCCTTCATATTGTCTACCATCAAAAATCATAATAACAATACTCACACCCACAATTTTTGTTTGATTTGCTTTAGTAGCATTAGTATCAAAAACTGTAGAATAAATTTTGCCATTATTTTTGTATAAATTTAACAAAGTTATAAAGTATTGATATGCTTCTGTCGATCTAGACTCTTTATTTGTCAATCCTTTTTCACTATCTACAAACATAGCAGTTTTGCCTGTTGCTGATAATGTCGTCAACTGTTCGCCCCAATGTTCATGTGCAAAACCACCTAATGTGCGTGTTTCTGTTATCAAAGCAGAATAAGCAGTGTCTAAATTGGCTGGATTTATCAACATTGTAAGTGAAGGAATTTCAGCATTATTTTTGATACTCCAATTAATTGGTATCGGTACTTGTTTAGCAGTTTTCATCTTTATTTCATCTTATCCGTATACAGCGCATTAAGAACTATTTGCTCAATTTGTCTCTTATCATTTTGGTTAACATAAATATTTATGACTCTATTGTCATTAATTGTTTTTCCTGAAACACCACCAGCAAAATCTCTTGGAATCACCACTTCTCCTGAATTCAATCCTGCTAAAATTTTGTCTCCTGTGAAACTTGTACCCGGAACTATTCCCCCATTGCCATAACCTTTTATTCCAAGCGCAGATTTAAATTGTTCGTCTGAAAGTTTTATTGAACCTTTTGAAGAAATTTGAGCAGCAGTAAGCTTTACTGATTCATTAACAGCATAACCTCCCCCAATACCCAAAACAGCCTTTCTCTTATGAATTGAGGGTGTTTCCAATTTAATATTTTCAGCTATAGCATTTTTCATTATTGCATTAGCCATCATATTACTTTTACGAGTTAATGACATATATTTTTCAGTAACTTTGCCATTTACTTCTAATTCTTTTTTTTGTTCTTCTTGAGTCTTTGAATATGCTTCGACCATTTTAGACATATTATCTAAAGACATTCTTTCTTTTTTAATTTCTTCAAGTTGAGCTTTTGCGCTTTCATCTCCTTGTGCAGCTTTCATACCTGCTTCTATCTCACTTATTTCTAATTCTGTTCCTCTTGATCTTATTCTATTTCTTAATTCATCCAAAGCACTTTCATTATTCGTTAAAGACTCATTTAAATCTTCAAATCCTTTTAATTTATCTTTAAAAATAAAAGAAAACATATTTACAAATCTTTCCATCACTGTAAATATATTTCTCAATATTTTTGAAATCGTATTATTTAAAGCATCCTCTGTTGACTTAGTTTGTTTTAGCGCTTGTAAACCAGTAACTTTCTGTTGACGTTTCATTTCTTCTTTTACATTTTGACTTTGAGTAGAAGTCAAAGCTTTAAAATTAACATCTAATTTCGAGATAACTTTTGCTAATCCCTCAGCTGTAACATTTCCTTGAGCATCTACTGCTGCACTTAAATCAGAACCAAGTTCGGGAAATTGTTCTCTTAAAGCATCACTAATCTCTTTAAAGTTTTTACCTTTTCTCTCCATTTTTAATAATTTATCAGTCAATTGTAACGATCTCTGATCTATATCCGACACATTGCTAAGAACATTTATCATATTTTTTGCTTCTTGTTCACCAAAAGCTGCTTTCAAACCTTTAGCATTTGTAAGTAAATTTGTTGAAAGTCTTTTCATAGTCAAAGTTGCTTCTCTACTTAAACCAAATAATTCTCCTATTTTCTCCATTCTATAAAAACTTTTTGCCATTGATGCATCTACTTTTTCAATATCGCCTTCTATATTAACGCCTACTTTACCAGCAACAGCTTGCATTCTCATTAAAAATTCATGAGTTGGATCCATACCTCTAGCTCTCATCAGTTCAGCATTTAATCCTTGCATTTGATCCATTTCTTGCAAGTTTTTCTTTTTTGTCAACAACATTGTTCGTTTATCTACATCTTGTTCAGTTCTCAATCTTTTATCGATTTCTGATATTTGCTCAGCCATCGATTTTTTCCAATATTTATTCCCTTTACCCAATCTATATGTAGTAATTTGCATTTCACTCGAAATATCTTTAAAACTTCCAACTATACTTGATGCTGAATCTGTTGCAGCTTTTTCTGGCAATCTCATATTTTTCACTAACCCACTAAAAAGGCTACTAACATCTTCGACTTTTTTACCATAAAGCCCCAAACCTGTTGCAGCATTTACAACCTTATCAAAGAAAATACTTGTGGTCACTCCAGCATTCTTTGCATCTTTCTGCAATTGCACAAATCCAGTACCAATTTCAGCTAGATTCATACCAAATTCAGCACGTAATGTGCCTGATCTTGAAGCAAGTTCGCTTACTTCAACACCCATAGCAGCTGCAATCCCCATCATGTCTTCTAAACCTTTTAATGCTCTATCAGCTCTAAAACCTGCTTGTCTAAAATTTTCCATATAACCTATTGCTTGTTCCATCGAAACTCCCAATGACCAAGCCCAACTTTCCGTTGTTTTTCTCATTCTCTCTATTACAGATTCTGATAATTGACCACCTTTTCTAATCGAATCAAAGGCTCCACCCACAGAATGCGTATCAGCTGCCATGTATAACAATTGTTTTCTTGCCCCTTTTACTTGTTTTTCTAACTCAAATATCATTTTAACCATACCCATAAATGTAAAGGCACCTGCAAAAGGAGCAATTACAGCACCTAATAACTTGAATGCACCTGACATAGCCTTTGCAGCAATTAAACCTGTTTCCCCAAAAGTTGCAATTGCTTTAGTGGGTATATTTTCTTTATACACTTTCATTGCATCAATCAAACCACCTAAATTTTTTCTCTGACCTAATACTTGACGTATATACGCCTGGTTTATTTTGTCTTGTTCTTTAGCTCTTTTAACGGTTGCCGATATTGATTGTTCTTCTAATTTCTTTATTTCTTGTTGTCGATTTACAATCAGTCTTAGTTTATCACCTTCATTTTTCAATAAACCCATTTTTTCTCTAACAGCTTGATTAGATGCCCTATCTAATAAAATCATCCTTTCTAATTCTGTTCGCATTGTCTCAACTCTCTTATTTGCTTCTTCAAATTGCCTTCTCAACTCAATATTAGAAATGTCTTGCATTTCTTCATAAATGTCATTTGTCATCCTTGTCATAAGGTTAAACGCATCATTAGTAGTCTTTGTTTCAGCAACCAATCTTTCATCAGCAGAAACAGCAAGATTTAATTGTTCTACGTTTTCATCGAGTCTTCTTTTAATATTCATAAGTTGATTATTCAACACAGAACTTGATTTTTCTGTGTTATCAGTGACCATCTCCAACTCATCCCTAAGATTCTCTATTTCATTAATGACATTTTGATAACTAGTCCGTGCTATAGAATTCCTCATAGAACCAGCAATATCATTTGTCACCGACAAAACTTTATCAAAATCTTTTGTCAAACTTTGGACACTGTTATTCATTGTGTCATATTCATTGTTCATTCCAGTAACACGTGTTCGAATATCTTGTAATTTTGCATCATAACTGGACAAAAGAGTATCTGTAAGTTTACCTTCATTCTTTGCTTTTTCTAATTCTGTAGATACTCTTTTTGCTTGTCTCCTTACTTTTTCATACTCTGAAGCAATATCTGTCGTAGATTCTCTGAAACGATCAGCATTTGCTACTAAATTCTTATGTATTCTACTTGCATCAGTTATAAGTCTATTATAAAATTCAGCTCTACTTGCAACTTTCTGATGACGAACTTCAAGACTATTTAACTCTGACACAACTTTTTCAAACTCTCCTACAAGCGATTTTACTTCATTTGCACTAAAAATCGTTTTCCCTTGCAAACTTTTAGAAGCACCTGAAATCAATTGAATTGTATCAGATAATTTTTCAAGTTCTTTTCTAGGAATCAACTGAATTTTTGACAATTCAGATAATTTCTTCATAGTCTTAGGAATAGCTGACATCATTCCAAAAAACTTGCTTTCTAACTCAGCATTTTTCTTTAATGATTTATTAAAAGAATCAACTACATTAGGCATTTTTGAAAATTCAACATAATATTTCTGAAGTTGTTTTAATGCTTCATCAATATTTGATTGAATCTCAAATTCACTTACATATTTTCTTTTTGCATCAGCCATCCTAAACTCCCATTACTCAATAATTATGCCTTTTTCTTTTAATTCTTTTTCAGCTTCCTTTGTCAATTCTGTCCATTTAGAATAAAAAAAAGTAATGACATTCTCATCCCATTTTCCTATAATTTTTTGTAATTTTTCTAAAGTTTCTTTTTTCATTTCTTCTCGCTTATCTTCATCATTAATATTTTCATATTCATCAAGACGTTGTCCATTAACAGCTTTTATAGCATATTTCAGAGTTTCTGCTTTCATTTTATAAAAATAAGCATTACCAGATAACTCAGAACAAGCAACAAAAACGTTACCTTCGTCCTCTGAATCAATAGTATTCAAAAGAATTTTAAGACTACCAATTTCAACTTCTTTAGATTTTTTTCCAAGTTTAGAAAGTTCATTAAGTGCTTCAAATGCGCTCATTTAATTCCCCTTTAATTTTTTATTTCTATTTCAAAAAAATTTTTTTCTGTTTCTTCTTTTGAAGGAATACCTGTTTTATCTTGATAATCATAAATACTACGCATTGCTTCATCTCTGTCTTTTAAAACAGAAACCATTCTTTGTTTTGTTACAGATTCATTTTCTTGCTTTTTCTTTACGCCTAAATTGCTTCTTAAAACTTTAACCTTTTCTTCTAATTCCATTTACAAACCTCCTTTTAATTAATCAAATTTCATTACATCTAAATCTGTTTCTTGTTCTAAATTAGGAACATTGCGTCTATTAATTGCTTTTATTGCATTTCTTATTTTTTCTTGATGTTGTTCTAACAAATCGACATTTTTTATATTAACAGACATATTCGAAGCTTTTTCCGCAGTTGTTCTTAACACATTCTTAATATCAGCTTCGCCTTCACTAGCATTCTCTAATTTATCGCTTATAGTAATAGGTTTGTCGACCTCACTACTAATTCTAGATTCTTCTTCGGATAAACTTTTTAGAAAAGAATCTACCTCTTTGCTTATGTCCTCATTCATAACTTCATCAAATACTTTTTGTTTTTCTTCTCTACTCAATGTTACAAAATCTTTCATATTAATAATTTCTATGTAACTAAAATTATCATGAAAAAAACCTAACTTTTTATCTTCTTCAAATTGTATTTTTGATGCTTCATTTTCTAATACTTCAGAACTATCAAAACGATATGGACTTCTTTCTTGTTTCTCTCGTTCAATCAAAACCTGCAACCGTTTCTCTCTTAAAAACTTCTTTAAGAACTTTATTTCATCTTCTCTAACAAGTCTATCATGTTCATCAACTAATTCCCCTTTCAATGTTTTCTCCATCAAAGTATTTATTCTGTACTCGTATTCTTCATCTGTCTCATTTGCTTGACGTTCCATTGAAGAAAAAACATCATTAGACTTAACTGTTTCTACAACTTTACCTCTTTCTAATTCATCTACAATACGTTGTTTTTCCTTGTCTTCTTGTTGCTCTAATTGTTCAACAATACTCATTTGACTCTTAGCTTTTCTAAACGCCTTGGGGTTTAAAAATGCGCAAATTGAATTTGTCATATATTCTACTTTTGACCAAACTTTTTTCTCCTCATTTAAAGAATCTTTATAGACATTAGAAACTATCCAATAAAACTGATATTGATTAAACTTCCTTATATCAAAAGCGTCTTTAACTCTACTACAAGTTTTAAAAACCGACCACATGTTTCTTGATTCTCTAGATTCTAAATAATAATCTATAAATTTAGAAGATTCAGCAATTGATTCTTCAAGCTTTTGAAATTCAAAATACAACTTTAAAATTAACTTTGAATTAAATTTGTAAAGAAATCTTCTATGTTTTTCATATTCAAATTTATGCCCGTCTATATAAAAAACTGAAAAAGATAAAATTTCTAAAACAAGTCTCATATTGTGTTTATTTGACAAAAACTTAAATTTTCTAAAAATTGCATCTCTTTCTTGTGTTGTCAAAGAACGTAAAGTAAAATGGAGCCCAATAAGCTCAAAATCACAAGTTGTGTATGAATTAAAAATTAAATCATAAAGCAATTCAAAATCTTGCTTAGTTACTTTTCTAGCAATACCCACTAGCAACCTCTAATTTTTTAGGGAAAAATAATGCCTTGAAATACTCTCCTCTGAACTGCCACAGAGTCAATGAGCATTTAGAAGATAGCAGTTTGTAGAATAAGGGGAGAAAAACTCCCCTTTATGTATTAAACAACATTACCAGTAGCAAAACCCCTTAATGAATTTTTATTGCTTTCATAAAAATCAGTAGAAGTTAGTGAATCTTTGTTGGCATATACATCAGAAATCTGGCATGTCATATCTTGTGTTACTGAAGTAGCTCCAATATCGAATGTCTTAGCAAAATCAGACATCCAGCACCCCTCATACCAAGTTTTCACGACTCTTACAGCACCCTCGTCAACAGAACCACCCTTTGCCTGACCTTTGATATAATCTGGTATAAGAATAGTCTCATAAACATCAAAAGGCCATTGATGATGTTTTAAAGAGCGGATCAGACCTGAACTTCCAGCCTTATATCCAAAAAGCTGTTGAATATCTCTGAGATACATCATCATCACTGTTGCTGTAGCAGAAAGATCAGTCACGCCAACCGCAAGTTCTGCTATCTGATCACCAAAACCAATTCCACGAACAGGCTCAATTGCTCTAGTATCAGTAGGATTCCACGTCTGAATAATTCCTATAGGTTGAAAAGCTGTGTCTTCTGCATCAATACTAAATACACGTACTCTTTGCGGATTAAGAAGACGCGTATTTGGCGACACTCCCTCCCTATAAATGTATGCTTGTCTTGCCATATTCTATTCTCCTTTTATAAAATTCTCAATATCATTTTTTCTTATTCAATAAATACTTTATAAAAGCACCTGGCATTTCTACCAAGTGCTTTCTCCACCATCGCACTGCCAGTAATCTTTCCATTCACTTTTCATTCAACAACATTAAAAACGAACTCTAATTTCGTAAGTCACGTCAATCCAATTTAATCCAAAAATAGGGATATAAAAAGCCGTCACTTTGATATAATCAGGTTGTACTGTATCTCTTTCTGCAATTACTCCCTTATAATCAACAATTATCTGCGAATCAACTGCAGATGCTAACATAGAACCCAAAGTAGCGGAAATCTCTCCAGGAAGATTTGCAGTCATTTTTCTACCAATAAATGGTTCAAGAACTCTTCGTGTCTCTTGCTGTATAAAATCTCTAATCGTAATTATCATCACTTCTCTTGTTAAAGCATTATCCATCTTTGTAGTCAATGCATGACGAATAACAAATGTTTGACTAACTTTCATTATTACAGTTAATCCTCTAGTAGCCACCAAATCCATTGTAACTTCATCTAAAGAGCGAACTAACTGTTTAAGTCCAAGAAGAGTTTTTCTTGTCATTGGAGTTGCAACATCGTAATTAGGATTTACATTTAAACCACATAATGCTGCAGCTAAAAATGTTCCATCAATTACATGTTCACTCACACTCCCATCAGGCTCAACAAGTTCTATTACTGCACCATCAGGATAAACTCCAATCATACGTTCTGTATTTGTAGCGAGAGAAAACTCTCCAGCTTCTAATGGTTCTGTACCAACTGCAAAACCAAAGAAACTGATTCTCTCTCTCCTGTTTCTCTTTGATGACTGAGTAGCACAATGAGTTGCTGTAGCATTTATAACAGCAGCTGATGTAGTAACTGGGAAAATTACAGCTGGATTTATACCATCGATATCTTGCTCAAGTCTCTCAAGTACTTCAATATATGAAGCATCAGAAGCTAAATCACTTCCCTCGATTTTTCTTACCTGACATAAGATAAGAGCGGTCGCTCCATTCAAAAACATCAGATAAGAAGCAAGTACAAGAGGATTTGACGCATTCAACTGTCCATAATCGATTGTAATGTCCTTAAATCTAGTATAAACATTGCAATCATAATTATCTTTTTCATAGTAATATGTGACATAATAAACATCACCTACATTAGGTTCATTTCCTGACTTATCAAAAGCTATTAAATCTGTAATATCTCCAGGTGTAACATCGGTTGTATTATTAACAAACAAATACAAACCCGGTATACTAGTTGTAGGTATCACGCTTGTAGTAAAAGTTGCTTCAGCAGTAATGTCAATTTCTAGAGAATCTCCTGGCGCATAAGCTGTATCAGCAACTAAAGTAAACATCAATCCAGTTCTTCCATCAACATATGTTGAATTTGTTCTACCAAAACCTAATGAACCAGTAATAAGATCTGTCGATGTCACTTCAAATTGGGTACTTGAAGTAAAAGTCAAAGTAACTGTTTCATCAACTGTATACCCCTTTGAAACTGTAGGTCCTGTTAAATAATTTGCTCCAGTAAAACTTGGATCAGCTACAGATTCAGCCCCAGGAACTGCGATTCCCAGACGTCCATCTTCAAGAGAAGTAATTGTATATGTACCGACACCTACACCACCCGAAGTAACAACTTCAAGACTGTAAGTATCATCTTCCATTCTTGATCTCCAATATGTTACATAAACTGTACTTCCACTTGCAGGTGCAGTCCTAAGATAAACAATACCTTGTTCGCCATCAACTCTTGTAACAGTTGCAGGAGTACCATTTACTGTAACAATTACATGAGAAGGATCATGGGTTACAATATCTCTACCAGTACCGTCTACTATTGGAGTAAAACGAACAGTGAATGTAGTCTCAACTCCAGTAAATTGACTTGAAACATTTTCATTATAAATTTTATCGTCGACTAAAGTCGCTTGAATTTGGTTTTCATCAAAAAATTCTCCACCTGTAGTGTGAACAATTTGGCTTAACTTATAGCCCGTGCCCCACTGTATCTGATCAGCAATAATTGCATAGTCCACATTCTCTATAAAATTAGATGTTTCAGGTGACACACCCACTCTAACCATTCTTGTCAAACCTGTATAAGGTAAATCGTCAGCTGTGTTAGGATGAGAGTTGAAATAATATGTAATTGTTAAAGTGTCACTTGCACTCGGTGGGGTAGTTAAAGTAAATGATCCTTCAACACCATCAAGATGTGAAACTTCAACTATTGCACCATTTACCTTTACTGTAACAGTTGTCACAGTAGTTGATGCTCTACCTGCATTTGTACCATCAACAATAGGCTTATGATGAGTAAAAAATGTAGTGGTTAAACCATCAACCTGATCAGAAAGATCTTCATCAGTAACCTTAGTGTCTGTCTTTTTATAAAAATATGTAACAGTAACTACATCGCTATCACTAGGAGCTATTGCAAGGTAAATTCTTCCATTAATACCCTCTACTTTTGCAACAATAACTTTCGTTCCATTAACTTTTACTTCTACGTCATTAGTATTGTTTGTAATTCTACCTAAACCATCACCAATAACTATAGGAAAATTAGATACTACGAAATCTCTATTGGTTCCTATTAATTGAGAAGAAACATCTTCATTTACTTTTCTATTATCTAAATTAGGACTTGAACCACGAACTAGTTCATATCCATCAGCAAGTTTAATCTCTTCAGCCGTGCCAATAAGAGCAGGAATTCTCAAATTAGCAAGAAGTCCCCCGACAGCACTATCTAAATTCGTGGACACATATACTGCAGGAGGTGCATATCCTTGAAAAGGTCCGGCCATAATAACTCCTTATGAATATTGTTTATAATCTTGGAAAAACTAGCAGTTTTTTAATTAGATATTACATTTTTACTTAAAACTTTCATTTAATAAAACCATTAGATAAACTTTAACTATACTCAATTATTTTTCTTCCGCAAAAACAATAAAAATTATTTTCTGGTATAGAAAGTTTATTTTCATAGATATACTCTTTATTGCAATGACACTTAACATATACATAACAAGTACTTGAAGGAGGAACATAAAGAGTATCTAAAAAATTTGTAAACTCTAATTTGTTTTTCCAATTGCAATATTCTTTTTTGCATATCTTTTTTTGAATAATAGGAATATCTATCCGAGCCAAACCCTTAGTTGCTATGTAACTAATAACTGGTTTATGCACCATAAATTCTCCTTACTGCCCTGCAAACTTTTTCCTAGCCTCTTCTTCAGCTTGAGCTCTTATTACGCTCTCTCTATGAGCCATTATAATCTGTTGAACTTGTTGATCATATATATATGTAGCTCGTTCTTTTTTTAATGTTATAACTTGCCACTCAGCATCAGCTATTTTTTTATCGAATTCTTTTAATTTCAAATTAAAAGCTGTAATAGGATCAATATTTATTCTTTCTTCTTCTTTTGAAACTTGTTCTACGGACAATTCTTCTGTTTTTTGTTCACTAATTGACATAAATTCTCTCCTTTTTAATTAATCTAATGATTTTACAGTTTAATTTCTATTAATCCTATTTCATTCTCTGATTCAAAATTCTGTCTAGAAATTGCAAATGCATTCATTCTTTCTTCAATAGTTTGTGCTACTTTTGCAACACCCTTTATCTCTGATAATGTTAATTTTTGGCCTCTTTTCACTGGACCTATAACTTTACACACAATGTGACCTGTCATTGCAATTCTCTTAGCATTATATTTTTTTTCAAGTTCATTTACTGATAAAGTTTTAAAATCATTTTTCATTTGCTGGTTCTTATAACATTCAGTCAAACACCCGCAAAATGTTGCTCTATTTGTCACAACTCCATAAACAAATTCAGATTCATTCGCAAGTTTTACAGACAAATCATCCTCTTCTGATTGTTGCACAATAGTACCTAAATCATAATCATCTAAATTACCCTTTACTGTAGTCCACTCAGCAAAATCAGCAGGAGAGATAATAGTTGTACCTGCATCAGAATAATATTGTCCAGTATAATCAATTTTAGCAACAGTATTTCCAATTGAACCAACATCAGAACGAAAATCAACAATATCACCACCAATCGCTGTGGATCTATAAAGATCTAAAACACCAACAGAACCATCTGATTGAATTCTAACTTGTTCGGCGCTAACAGTTGTGCCTATACCTACTTTACCAGTTACTTCAAAATCTGTTAAAAAATCAGCTGTCGTATTAGTTAAATTGAAATTCAATGAAGTTACTAAAAAGTCGCTTGTATGTGCATTTATTTCTATGACATTACGAGCATCAATTGTGACTTTTCCACTTCCTAAGCCTCCATTTCCTCCCACTATATTAATATTCCCATAATGTCCATCAACTACACTTGTGCCGTAAATAGAAATATATCCTCCATGAGATTCTGTAGGATAACCCAATGACAAACTATTATGACAAAGATGTATAACGCCTAACCCTGCAGTACCCTCAAGAATAGTAAAACGACCTGGAGCCAACCCTGCAGCAGTAAACATAGTAAGTTTTGAATTATTATTCCTAAACGAAATTTCAGAATCTAATATTATATCCCCATTAGTATCAATACTTTCAGAAGGAGAATAAGAACCAATTCCAATTCCTCCACTTGCTACAATAATATCATCATTAAAACTTGTAGGACCATAAAATCCATCAGAAACTCTTGCTGTTCCACTGACATCTAAATCATATTCAGGAATTGTTGAACCTATACCCACATTACCCTGTAAATAAACTCTATCAGATTTGAAAGCAAATGTTCTTGTTTTTACACCACTATAATCTGTAAAACCCTCTATTATTGTGCTATTAGTAACACTTGATTGCCTATAAAAACCTGCTGAAATATTATCTACATCAGATAATACTGCAAGAATTCCATTCATTGCTAAATCTGCACCACCAACAGAAAGAACACCCCCAGAATGTCTAACCCAGCCAACAAGATGAACATCTCCAGATGATACAGGTGCTACAGTACCTATACCAACTTTTCCCAAAAAACTAGAACTATTTTGTACATGCAGAGGGCTAAGAGGATCTGTTGTACCAATTCCCACATTACCTACAAAATATGATTCCCCTTGCACATGAAAACTATTTAGGGAATTTGCCGTGCCAACACCCACATTTGATA